AATCTCTTTCTCATTCTTCCTACAAACTTACTAAATTTAAGTTCGTCTCTTAAAACCTCTGATGAACGTCCTAAACTGAAGCTACTATTATCAGCCATTCTTGACTCAGGAACTTGTAAAGCTCTCAAAAGTTTCTTCAAGAAATATTCTACGTCTGTAAGTTCACCAAGATTCTGTCCGCCAGGCAATGTGGTGATTTCAGTTCCACGACCACCTTCACGACGAGGAAGCCAGAAATCTTCCATCATTGACATGTATTTCTTATCATCACGAATCTCACCAGTTGATGCATCGTAAGTTAATTTATTACGATATCTGGCCATAACTTCACGAAGATATTGTTCTGCTTTTGCTTTTGGTAAATTACCAACATCAATATAAAATATTCTTCTTTCTGGAGCTCTTGACAATCTGTAGATAACAAGACTATCTTCAATCATTCTTAATTGATTCAGTGCCTTGATTGCCTTATGGATATAGGATAATACTGTGTGTTTATTACGATCTACTAAACCTGATGTGCAATATGCAATTGCATCTTTCGCAATCTTAACTGCATCTTTCTGTTGTCCACTGACTGCAACAGATCCATATTGATTTTTTTGATATGAATTAGGTGTGTATATAAAATATTCTGATAAGCCAGGAAAATCTGCTTTTTGTGGATCAGCCTCTAAGCCAGGTCTAGCATTATTTGCATATTGTATCGCATTATCCCCACCTCTTTTCTTTTGTTCTCTTACATATTTTATCTTTAATGCATCAATATATCTAAGTTCTTTAATTCCTTCCTCTGGTTTTTCCAGATCTATAACTTTATGATAATGAATTCTACCATCTATATACCAATTACGAAATATCTCATGTGCTTTTTTATCAAAATCCAACATCTCTTTGATGTATTGGAACTCTGCACGAATAATATCTTTAACTTTAGGCCCTTGATTTAAATTTTCAAGATTGATTTGAACAGGCGAATCGTTTTGATCCGCAACAATGGCTTCGCAGATGATATCTTCAACAGCAGAGTCTACCTCTGGATGAAGAGCCATCTCACGATATCTACGAACTAGATCATATTCTGTTTTAAATACGCCCTCAACATCTAAATATTGCCCATAAAACCCAGATGCCAAATAGTAGTCTGCCCCATCCTCATTGTTTTGAGGAACAGGAGAGACTACTGACTTGGACGGTTTCTTGTACGAATCGTCAATTGAGAAACCAAAAAGTTGTGCCATTGTATAATTATACCTTTACTGGTATTTATATTATATCCTAAACGGTAATAAAAATCAACCAAATGTTCCAGTGCTTGCTGCAGTTGGTGTAAATGGTAATGAACCCACACCACCTTCAACTGTCCAGAAGATGTAATTGAATGTTACTTGGAACTCTTCAATCTGATCAGTTGCACCATAATCAAGAGGAATAGAACTTACAGCGTTTGGATAAATTCCTTCAAAGTTATACTGTCTTAGAACTGGAATTGGTTCTCCACCACTCATATCCTTTCCACTATTCTTTGCATTTCTACCAAGTTGGAATACCTCAGCTTTTGTTTGATAATCAGCTGGGTTAATGTCTCCACCAGCGAACTGTAAATCATTAATTTTATTTGACCACTGTTCCATCACATCTCTGAGATTGAAAGTTTGATCATTAATAATTGTCACTGTCCAAGGATCAAATGTACGATCCCCTGCAATTGGAAGAACACGACCTCTAAAAGGAACTGGAATATTACCAACATTAGCAGCTGGTATTTCAGCTGCTTTGGTAAAGAATCTAATATCTCTATCGTACTGACCTGAAGGATCTTCAACTCCAGCTGGAAGTGAGATGTTTACCTCAAAGAGGTTGGAGCGAGCACCGCCCCCAACCATTCTATCTCTGAAAGCAATAATGCTCTTATCAGAAAAACTACCTACGTTTGCCATTTTCTTTTTTAACTCCTTTGTTTATTTAGATGGACTTAATTAAACTCGAGTTCTTGTCGCGACGAATGTAAGACCGATGAAGTTAATTGAACGAGCTGGTTTGATAAAGATATCAGCCTTAAACTCATTCGCATCAATCACATCAGGTGTGTTGTTTGACTCATCACAAATTACAACGAAGTCAGATAAACCTCTCTTTGATTGAACTCCACGAAGGAATGGTTCAACAATATTACGGAAGTTTGCTCTGGTGATTTCATCGTTGAACTCAAAGAGTTGAGTTCTTGCGGCAATTTCAATTCTTGCCTCTAGATTTAAGAACAGACGACGTACGTTGATTCTGTCAAACGCAGATGCAATTGCAAGTCCTGTCTTATCACCAAATAACAGGAATCCACCGCCAGGTGAGAAGATCACTGGGTTGATTCTCTTGGTGTATAAAGTATCTCTCTGTACTTTATTTGGATTGTATGCTAACTTAACTGTGTTAAGTATATTTCCTCTTTGAGGGCCAGCGGGTGAGAACCAAGGGAACTGTTCCTCAGATGTTCTTGCCATCAATCCAGCGATGTCACCGTTTAATGGTAAGAATTGGAATTTATTATTAAATCTATCAAACTGATACTTGTAACCTGAGTCAAATACCGCGAATGATGATGATGTAATTGGATCGTAGAATCTAACTACGTTATCTGTTTGTGTCTTTGCACTTGTGACGTTTACAGTTGTTTCTCTGTTTGGAGAGATAACTGCAAGACAATCTTTTCTTTGTTCTGCAATTGCAATCAATTTGTTTGCTTTTGCCTGTGATTCTGCCTCACTACCCACGATGCCAGGGCCTTGAAGTAAGAAGTTAACTGCAAACTCAGCTTCATTTTCAAAGAGTTCGTAACCA